CGACCGGCGACGAACCGAACCGCTGCACACTCTGGCGACACCATCACACCGACCACGTTGACCCGGACGGCACGACCGAGCCTGTCGGCGGGATTGCGAGCGTGAACGGATGACCGATACCAACCTCGAGGCATTGGAGACGGTGAGAGACGCGCTGGAAGTGAACCTCTCGCTCTGGCGTGATGACGTAGAGCCGGGTGACTTCGACCGAGACGTAATCGAACCGACGCAACGCGCACTCGCCGCCCTCTCTCATATAGAAGCTCGACTAGGGGAGGAGACACCGCAGCGATTGCGGTTGCAGGCGGACCTCGACAACGAGCATGACACGACTCGGATGCTCATAGCCCGCCTAGCCCAAGCCGAAGCAGCGTTGCGACTCATTGCCGATAACGGCGCGACCTCAGTCGTCGGCGAGATTGAGGACATGGACGTGTGGTGCGCTCAGACCATCGGCAGGCTCAAAGACATCGCCCGCAACTACTTCACCGAGGAGGGGTCGTGAGCGAGACGAAGACGCAGGCGCACACCGAGAGCATGAAGCTGCACCGCGTCACCGAGCGTCGATACCCGCGCATCGACTGGGAGCTGTACGCAGGCGACACGGACTGCGGCTTGGTCGCCGACAACGGCCGCTCCTGGTGCTGGTGCGACGGCTACCCGGATGGCGAGCATTGCCGTGGGCGCGTCCTTCGTCGCTGCTTCTTCTGTTTCAACCAATCGGCCGGGGAGGACGGGAGCAAGTGAGAGCGCGTACATACGACCGCGCGTTCCTGCTGATCCGGGCGTTGGAGGTCGTGACAGACGACGCCTACCGGAAGTGGCTAGAAGTCGAGCTGGTGCAGCTGCTCGGCTACCCGAGCAAGCGGCGACTTGGCCAGACACGTCCTACAATCGCCCGGTGAACCTGGTCCTGATCCGGTGGCGTGACGCTCACCACGAGTTCGAGCAAGACACCAGCGACCGACCGCAAGAGGACTTCATCGTCGAGACCATCGGCTACCTGATCGCCCGCGACGAGCTGTTCATCTCCGTGGCCCAAGAGCGGCTGCCCGATGGCAGGTACCGAGGCGTCACGCACCTGCCGCTGGCCTCGATCATCGGCGGATCACAACTGGTCGAGGCTTCCGAGACTCCGGCCTCCTGACCTGCTAAGGTCGCTCCGCTCGCGCAGCCGAGCACAAACCCTCAACCGACCCGGGCTTGGCCTATGCCTACCCGAAGGAAGGAGAACGGGCATGATGCGACGCCTGATCCTGGCGACGACCGTCGCCGCTTCACTCCTGCTGACCGCCGTGCCGGCCACGGCACGACCGTTGGGCCAGTTCAGGACAGCGACGACGACCAAGACCGCGACCATCACGACGACGCACCGATTCGTCGGTGCCAAGCAGGTGCCGAGCTGCCGGTTCCAACTGTGGGACGGCCATCTGCGCTGGACCCAAGACGAGGTCCGGTACACGATCCGGTGTGCGGTCGTTCGGTGGCCGGTGCCTGGCGGCCTTGACCTGGCGCTCTGTATCGCGCGACGCGAATCGGGCTTCAACCAGTTCGCAGCCAACCCGACCTCGTCGGCCTCCGGCGTCTACCAGTTCGTCTCCGGGACATGGGCCGGTCAGATCAGCGGCCGCGCTCAGTTCGTCAAGGATCAGAACCTCGGGACGTCGGTGTTCAACGCGAGATCGAACGTCCTGATCGCCATCCGGTACGCCCATATGTCGTGGAGCTGGGCGCCCTGGGGCGGCGGCTGTTGACCAACGACCCGAACGAACCGCTCGAGATAAGCCTGCCGTGCGCGATGCAGGCCCACGACGAATGCCACTACGGGTGCCTCTGCTGGTGCCACAAGGCCGACGGCAAACTAGACACTGCGACAAGCTGACCCTAGACTGGCCGCCATGACGCCTGACGAAGTCGCGGTGGTCGCCTCGGCGGTCGCACGCCTCGACAGCGGATGCCTTCCGTGCGTGGCTGAGGTTGCCTGTCGCCTCGACCGCGATATGCCATGGGTCGGCTGGATGGAGGCGGTGGCCGACGCCAACGCCTACGAGTGGACCGTCGAGGACCTGTTGGAGCACGCGCCGTGCAAGACCGCGACCTAGCACGGCTGGCCAAGGACCTGTTCGATCGGGGCGAGGACCTGGTCCCTCGACTGAACGAGTTCATCCCGCGCGACCCCGACGTGCTGATGAAGCCGCTCGATCAGGGAGGGCATCCGAAGCAGGCCTTATTCCTCGGACCGCTGGTGACCCCGATCCGCGAGGTCTTCTACGGCGGTGCCGCCGGCGGCGGAAAGTCCGACGCGCTGCTGATGGCGGCGCTGCAGTTCGTCGACGTGGCCCGGTACGCGGCCGTGATCGTTCGCCAGACCTACCCGATGCTCAGTCAACCGGGTGGCCTTCTTGAGCGATCACAACAGTGGCTCCGGCCGACTGCTGCCCGATGGAATCAGGGCGAACACCGATGGACATTCCCGAGCGGAGCGACGCTGACGTTCAAGCACCTGGCCGACAGCCAAGCGATCAACGACTACCAGGGCGGCGAGTACCAGTTCATCGGCGTCGACGAGGTCACCGACTTCTCCGAGGACCAGTACCGCTTCCTGTTCAGCCGCCTACGCAACCCGACGACGATCGCGGTGCCGCTTCGGATGCGGTCGGCGTCGAACCCGACCGGGCCTGGCAAGGCCTGGGCGCACGCCCGATTCGTCCTGGCCGGACCTCAGAGCGGTCGGCTGTTCATCCCTGCGAGGCTCGAGGACAACCCGTCGCTCGACATCCCGGAGTACGAGAGATCACTGGTGGAGCTTGGCGCGGTGATGTACCGGCGTCTGCGGTTCGGCGACTGGGCAGTGAAAGAGGAAGGACGACTGTTCAAGCGCGACTGGTTCGAGATCGTTCAGCCTGACGAGGTTCCCGAGGACGTCAAGCACGTCCGGTACTGGGACCTGGCGGCGACCGAGACGCCGAAGGGATCACGCGCTCGCAAGCTGAACGACCCAGACTTCACCGCCGGTCTGCTGCTGGCGAGGTCCAGGTCCGAAGGCTGCTACTACGTCGATGACGTCGAGCGGTTCCGTGCCGGGCCGCACGAAGTCGAGCGCCGGATCGCCAAGACGGCCGAACTCGACAGCCGAACCGTCCCGGTCTTCATGGAGCAGGAGGGCGGCGCGAGCGGCAAGTCGCTGATCAGCCACTACCGACGCAACGTGCTCGACGGCTTCACCTTCCGAGGCGTCCATCCGACCGGGTCCAAGGAGGTCCGGGCCGCGCCGGTGGCTGCTCGGGCCGAGGCCGGAGAGGTCAAGCTGGTCGCCGGTCCTTGGATCGAGGAGTTCCTTGACGAGCTGACCGCCTTCCCCGACGGCCTCCACGACGATCAGGTGGACGCGCTGTCCGGAGCCTACGGCTGCCTGTCGGATCGCCGAGGCGGGCAGGCTGGCGGCTGGCAGCCTGGCGGCGACACCGGGCCGAGCTACTGGAAGGACTGAATCCACGTCCTGACCTGCGGGTTCTGACGCCGGTCACCATTCCTGCAGGTCAGAGGCGTGTTCTTGACGGCTCAGTTCGCGCCCGGCGCCGGCCGGATCGCTCCTAAACCCGCAGGTCAGCGGGCCTGTCGGAAGATGCTTGACGCCATGACAAGCTACCGGTAGGTTCAGGTTATGGACGAGACAAGGAGAGGCGAGATGGAGCGGATCGGTAACTTCCTGATCAGCGACGAGGACGGCTTCTGGCTCCTCAGCGACCTGGCCGACGGCGCGGTCGTCGGCACCTACGACACCTACGAGCAGGCCAGCGAGGCCGTCGACCGGATCACCGGCACCGACGCCTTCGAGGCCTTCACAGCAGGAAGGGAGTTCTGATCATGACGACGACACGCAGTGATCTCTACGCCATCGCTGACGCGCTGAACCTGGCCAAGCCGGACGGTAAGCCGTCGGCAGCCAGCGATCAGTGGGTCCGAGACGTTCGGGCCATCGCCACGGCGTTGAACGACACGACCGGCCTCAACACCAACGGCAACCGCCGGTTCGACCGCGACCGGTTCCTCAAGGCCTGCGGGATGGCGGTCGAGTCATGATCCGCCACAACCCCAGCACCGTTCGCACCGACTGGATCGAAGGCCCGATGTTCGAGGCCGACGCCGAGACCCTGGCCGCCGCGATGAATCACGTCGCACCTGGCAGCTGCGACCGTGGCGACCGCCACGAGGGCGCGTTCGTCACCCGTCACTACGGCGTGCTGACCGTCGGCGTCCGAGGCTGCCGCGACTACCGCGAGAAGCTGATCAACGGCTTCGAGGCATCGGCCGCGCAGTACCGCTACGACGCCAAGGTGGCCACGACCGGTGTGCTGGTCATGCCTGGCCGCTGTCACTTGCACTCTGCCTTCGAGGCCGACAACTGTCCCGGCTGCGGCACCAGCGTCAAGATCGGCGGCCAGCGATGACGCTGACACTTCAGCCTCCGATCCACGCCATCGAGGCCGACGCCGACGACCGGTGCGACCACGGTGTCCCGACCGACCTGATCTGCAACGAGTGCGAAGGGATGGTGGCGGCATGACCGGCCTGATCCTGATCGCCTACTACACCGACGGCACGACCCGCGTCGTTCGCAGCGAGCCGGACACCCGCCACGGTCGACACGTCATGGACAAGGCGGCGTTCTTGATTCTGACCGCCGACGACGTGACCCGAGTTGAAGTCAGCCACGCGGCCGAGGCCGCCCGTCCAACGAGGAGGACATACCGATGATGCGAGACCTGAACGCGCACGAGATCGACGGCCACGGCCGCTACTGGGAGGTGTCGACCAACGAGCTGAACGGCTACCTGTCGACTCACTCCACGCTCGACAGCGTCAAGGGCGCCTACCCGCGCGACCGGATCGCGGTCTTCACCTACGCGACCTGGGAAGCGGCCAGCGTCGCAGAGGGCGAGCACTTCGACGGCACGACGCCAGCCGACTACGTGATCGACCCGAACCAGGTGACTGCGTGATGTTCACGTCGACCGAGAACCTGGCCGGGATGCTGCGCCGAGTGATCGCCGAGCTGCCGGAGGAGGCCCGACCGCTGCACGTCGAGAAGACGCCGTCGGGGTTCTTCCTCTACGCCCGTGGCGGTGCCAAGGAGCTGCTGTTCGGCAAGACCAAGGACGATCTGTACGAGCGGATGGCAGCGATGCTGCTCGGCATGCGGATCGAGCGCGGGGAGGAAGCGATATGACACCGGCCGCGAGCTGGTCCCTGATCCTGGGTCTGGTCTGCCTGTCGGCGATCTGCTGGTGGGCCGTCTCGACGGCACGGAGGCCACGATGATCCTCGGCATCCCTTCCGAAGACGACGTCGTGCGAAACCTGGCCCGTCGTATGCAGCACGAAGGCCGCGAGATCGACTTCGGCAAGTACGAGACAAGCTACGGGTACGAGGTCGCGTCTCGCATCTGGCAGCGGGCGTGCGACTCGTTCGACTGGCACAATGCGCCGGAGGAGTTCGCAGATGGTAAGCCGAGCGAGGCCGTGATCTACTAGCCCAACGTGGGCGAAGACATCGACCGAGTGCATCACCTGGCCGTCATCGGCGCCGAGCTGATCGCCAGCACCTACGCGGGCCAGCCGTGGGGCCTGGTCAGTGTCCACATCCTCGGTGGCGATGGCCACCACGCCTGGGTGACGCCCGACCCTGGGATCACGAACGAGGCCCACGAGATCAAGGTGTCCAAGCCGATAGCCGCGCTGGCCGAGACCCTTCACGCTCGATTCATCTCCCTGGTGTCGCCGGTGCTGCTCGGCAATGTCGACGAACACGGCCAGCGGATCGAGGCGGCCGAGGACCCGGAGGCGCTGGTCGGCGGCGTCTCGTGGGCAGGGTCTTCGACTGGCGACGAGGCTATGTACCTCTCGCTGTTCTCCACGCTCGATGACGGCACGGTCGAGATCAGCGGCCCGGAGCAGGTCGAGCACCTGCCGCCTTCGACCATGATCCGGTTCCTCCGTGACGCTCTGACGGCCGAGCCGATGAACGGAGGCGACCTGCTGCGGTGGTCGTTGGCCAAGCTCCACGCCTACGGGATGCGGCGAAACGGCTACACGGTCATGCTGGTGCGCTAGACAGGCGGCTCGCACCCGCTATCATGCTCGCGTGAGCGAACCGGAGAACGTGGTCCCGATCACCAAGGCCCCGAACACTGGGGAGATCGGCGCGTCCGGCCTGCTGATCGGCGGTGGCAGGGTCCGAGACGAGTTCCACCGTGACCTTCGGGACAACCGTGCTGTTCGCATCTTCCGTGAGATGCGCGACAACGATCCGATCGTCGGCGCCCTGCTGTTCGCCATCGACATGACCCTTCGCGAGATCGACTGGCACGTCGCGCCGAGCGAAGACAACAACGAAGCGGCGCAAGTCGAGGCAGACTTCGTCGCGTCATGCCTGGGTGATATGTCGACCACCTGGCCGCAGTTCATCTCGGCGGCGTTGTCGCTTCTGCCGTTCGGCTGGTCGTTCTTCGAGACCGTCTACAAGATCAGAGGCGGGCTGAGTAACGATCCGGCTCGGTCAAGCCGCTACGACGACCGCCGGATCGGATGGCGCAAGCAGGCGCTGCGGGTGCAAGAGTCGCTGTCGCACTGGGAGTTCGACGAGGCCGGCGGCATCCAAGCGTTCGTCCAGCAGACTCAGCAGGGCATCGTGACCATCCCGATAGACAAGGGCCTGCTGTTCCGGACCACCACGGCTCGAGGCAACCCAGAAGGCCGGTCGATCCTTCGCAACGCGTATCGCCCGTGGCACTTCAAGAAGCGGATCGAGGAGATCGAGGCCATCGGCACCGAGCGAGACCTGGCGGGCCTCCCGGTCGCCCTGGTGCCACCGGCGTACCTGGCCAACAACGCGCCCGATGACATGAAGCAGGCGTTGGAAGCGATCAAGGTGATCCTGCGCGACATCCGAGCCGACGCGCAGACCTCGGTCGTGTTCCCGAAGGAAGTCGACCCTGACACCGGCCAAGACCTGTGGGAGTTGAAGCTGCTGTCGACCGGTGGACGCCGCCAGTTCGACACCGACGCCATCATCGGGCGGTATAACCAGCTGATCGCCATGACCGTGATGGCAGACTTCCTGCTGCTCGGCCACGAGTCGGTCGGGTCCAAGGCGCTCGGTGTGTCGAAGATCGAGCTGTTCACGACCGCGCTTACCGCCTATCTCGACGAGGTCGCCAGCGTCATGAACGACTACGCCATCCCTCGACTGATGAAGCTCAACGGCGTGAACCAGGCGCTCTGGCCGACGCTGCGCCACGCCGACGTCCGGCAACCCGACCTGATCGAGATCGGTGCCTACGTCAAGGACATCGCCGGGGCGGGCGTGATCATGGACCCGGTGTTGGAGGAGCGACTGCGCGAGCTGGGAGGCTTGCCGTCGATGGACCCGGAGCAGCAGCAGCTCTGATGAGCGTCCTGGTCCGGTCGCAGATGCGCGGGCGACAGGCCCGGATCAAGGGTCCAAGGCCGGTCGCCAAGGCCGTCGACCCTCTGAACGTCCTGCCGCCGCGCTACGAGCGTGAGGCGATCCAAGCGGTGCGAGCGATGTTGGAGTCGGTGGTCGACCAGGTGCCGGCCGCGACCATCGAGCGGGCGATCACGCACCCGCAGGTTCTCGATTCACTCGACCTCGGTCTAGACACCGATGCATTGACGGCTGCGCTGCTGGGGACGGTGCGCGAAGCCGGAACGCGCGAAGCGCGAAGCATCCGAGTTGTCAAGGCCGAGCCAGCGCTGAGGGCGAGCTTCAACCTGAACGATCCTCGGGCAGAGGCGTGGGCTCGTTCGTCCTCAGCGCGACTTGTCGTCGAGGTCACGGCCTCGACCCGCGATTCGATCCGCAACCTGATCACCCGCGCCATCGTCGAAGGTGGCCACCCGAGCGTCGTCGCTCGTCAGATCAAGCCGCTGATCGGGCTTCACAGCCGATGGTCGAACGCAGTGCTCAACTATCGCTACGGCCTCGAGGCCGGTGGGCTGCCGGTCTCCTCGGTCGAGTCGTTGACGGCCAAGTACTACGACCGGCTGCTGACGACCCGCTCTCGGACCATCGCCCGGACCGAGATTCTGTCAGCGTCAAACCAGGGCAAGTATCTCGGGATGGTCCAGGCGCAGTCACAAGGCCTGCTGTCCGGCACCGCGACCAAGGTATGGATCGCCGCCGGCGACGCGGAAGCGGTCTGCGCCGACCTGGACGGCACCGAGGTCGGGCTGCAGGAAGACTTCTCAAGCGAACTCGGGGACGTGGCGCACCCGCCGCTGCACCCGAACTGTCGGTGTACGATCGCCATCGGAAAGGGCAGCTAGGTGAGCCTGGTCCAGACCGAAGTCATCCGCGACACTTCGACCGACCGGATCGTTCGCGCAGTCACGGCCGCCATCGAGCGCTACCGGGACGACCTGGACGCTGACGTGTCACTGTCGGTGCTTAGAGTCGAGGTTCGGCTGTTCGACGGCATCGGCAATACGCCGCCACGAGGCAAGGACATCGGCGACGTACGAGCGGTGATCGTCCAGCACCAGAGCGAGTTCCGGCCTGGATAGCACTTGCGCGTGGCTGCACGCGTGTTACCATCCTGACCCGTAAGCGTCGAGAGCGGCGCCGACGTCTGTGCATCGAGACAGACGGCGGCGCCTTTCTTCGTATCTAGGGGAGCTGGAGTGGGTCTTCGCGAGAAGCTGGGTCTAGCCAAGGAAGACGGTTCGCTCACCGATCAGATCGCCGAGGTGCGCGAAGCCTGGTGCGACATGATGGAGCAGCAGATGGCTCCCGCGCCTGCGCCGGAGTACGGCGAGTCCGGATGGGTCGAAGAGGTCTACGACACCTGGGTCGTTGTCTGCGTCGACAGCGACTACTTCTCGGTTCCGTACACCAAGGACCCGACCACCGGTGAGATCACGTTCGACATGGCCGCAGCGACCGAGGTCGAGCAGACCTGGCAGCAGGTGACCAAGACGGTGACCATCGCCAAGATCGACGAGGACCGCCACGTTGCCTTCGGATGGGCCTACGTCTACGAGAAGGACGGCGAGCAGGTCGTCGATCACTCCGGCGAGTTCATCGAGAAGCAGGACCTCGAGGACGCCGCCTACGTCTTCAACATGGAGTTCCGCGCGGCCGACGAGATGCACACCGACGCGGTCGTCGGCACGCTGGTCGAGTCATTCGTCTCGACGCCGGACAAGCTCGAGAAGATGGGCCTCGCTCCCGACGCCCTGCCGCACGGCTGGTGGACCGGGTGGTACGTCCCGGACGAGGCAGTGTGGAACAAGGTCAAGGACGGCACGTACAAGATGCTGTCCATCGGTGGAGCCGCGCGGAAGGAGACCGTCGATGCCTGACCGCCTGACCGACCTGACGCTCAACCGGGTCGCCTTCGTAGGACGCGGCGACAACCCGGAGGCCGACATCGTTCTCTGGAAGGCCGCAGACCGGCCGAAGACACAGATCGTCAAGGAGGCGATGCCCAAGCGCGATCCGCGGTTCACACAACGGCGGGTCGACCGCCTTCGCACAGCGTGGGAGTCCATCGGGGCTGTCATCGAGGAAGCAGGACGGAAGGAGGACACAGTGGCAGACGACACCGCGAAGCACTACACGCTTCCCGACGACGCTTCGGATGAACTCCGGACCTACGTCGAGTCGTTGCAAGCCGACGCCGCCGCAGCTCGTGCGGAGTTGGGCAAGGCCGTCAAGTCGGAGGACAAGCCGGACGACGACGAGGTCACCAAGGCGCTGGCCGACGTGCCCGTAGCCGTTCGTGATCTGGTCGCCAAGCAGGCAGCCGACATCGAGGCCGCAACCAAGGCGGCCACGGAGGCCACGGCCAAGGTCGAGAAGATGCAGACCGACGCCGAGGTGGCCGAGGCCATCGCTAAGGCGAAGGACTGGCGCTACCTGCGTCTGGACGCCGACAAGGTCGGTCCCGAGCTGCAGAAGTTGCGCAAGGCCGACCCGAAGCTGGCCGAGGAGATCGAGCAGGCGCTCGACTCCGCCAACGGCACGTCTTCGGAGGCGTTCAAGGAGATCGGCAAGGGTAGCGGTTCCATCGACGCGACCGACGCCGAGTCCGAGTTCTCTCGGATGGTCGAGGAGGCCCGCAAGGCCGACAACGACCTCACCAAGGAGCAAGCGTTCGCCAAGGTGGCGAGCACGCCCGAAGGCCAGAAGGCCTACGCGCAGATCGAGGAAGAGCGGAAGGAGGGCTAACGCATGACGACCGACCTGGGTCCGAATCTCGACTTCTCCGCTCCTGCTGGCGCGGACCTGTCGAGTTCGCAGTACCTGTTCGTCAAGTGGTCAGGCGCCAACGTCGTCGCCTGCGCCGGCACGACCGACAGACCGTGCGGTGTGCTCCAGAACAAGCCGACCTCTGGCCAGATGGCCGAAGTACGAGCGCTCGGCGTGTCCAAGCTGGTCGCTGGCGGTGCGTTGGCTACCATCGGCGCCCTGATCGGCACCGACGCCGCAGGCAAGGCCGTGGCCAAGGTGCTCGGCACCGATGTCACGCACTACGTGGCTGCCGCGACCCGGACAGTGTCCGGTGGTGCCAACGAAGTGATCAGCGTGTTCGTCCAGTGCCTCGCGCCCGCGCGGGCCGTCTAAGGAAGGAGTTGAGATAGATGCCACAGCCAGCCAGGCAGGACGTCCATGTTGACTCCATCCTGACCAACATCTCGGTCGGCTTCATGCAGTCGGCGGCGGACTTCGTCGCTGACAAAGTGTTCCCGATCGTGCCGGTTGCCAAGCAGTCGAACAAGTACTTCTTGTACGACCGCTCGTTCTGGTACCGGTCCGAGATGGAGAAGCGAGCACCGAGCACCGAGTCAGCTGGCGGGGGTTGGGCACTGACCACCGACAACTACTCGGCCGACGTGTGGGCCGTGCACAAGGACATCGACAACCAGACCGAGTCGAACACCGACGCTCCGTTGAACCTCCGTACGGACGCGACCAACTGGTGCTCGCTGCAGGCCTTGCTCCGCAAGGACAAGGTGTGGGTCGCCAACTACTTCACGACCTCGAAGTGGACCGGCGATCAGACCGGTGTGGCTGCCGCTCCTGGTGCGAACCAGTTCTTGCAGTTCGACCAGTCGACGTCTGACCCGTTCAAGACGATCGAGCTGTCGCGCATCGCGATCAAGAACCGTACGGGCTACTACCCGAACACCTTGGTCATGGGCGCACAGGTGTGGTCGATCCTCAAGAACCACGCCACGCTGCTCGACCGGATCAAGTACACGCAGACCGGCATCGTGTCGATGGACCTGCTGGCCGGTGCGCTCGGTCTCGACCGAGTGCTGGTGGCAAGCGGCGTCGAGAACACGGCCAACGAGGGTGCGACGGCGTCGTACTCGTTCATCGCTGGCAAGTCGATGCTGCTGGTCTACTCGGCACCGAACCCGTCGCTGATGGAGCCGTCCGGAGGCTACACGTTCTCCTGGACCGGTCTCGAAGGCGCGGGCGCATTCGGCAACACCATCTCGACCCTGCCGGCGCCGCTGATCAAGTCGGAGCGGGTGGAGTTGGAGATGGCGTTCGATCAGAAGCTCGTCGCAGCGGACATGGGCGTGTTCTTCGCCTCTGCCATCGCCTAAGCGAGCGAAAGAGAAGTCGAAGGGGGCAGACCATGGCAGGCAAGCAGTACGAGGCGACAGGGTCGTTCTCGGTCGGTGGCGACGAGGTCACGCACTACGACGACGGCGACGTCGTATCGGGTGCGGCAGACTTCGCGAACCTGGACGTGCTACTGGCCGAAGGGCGGCTGCGCGAGCACACGGCACGGCGATCATCGGCGAAGGCTCCGGCCGCAACCGACGAAGCAGCGGCTCCGGCCAAGGCTCCGGCGAAGAAGTCCGGGTCCAGAAGCCGGGCGGCCGTCAGCTGACGAGGGGTGCCGGGGCGAGGGGGCTTGGGGTGCCCCCTTCACCTCTCGCCCTCGGCATCATCCCGAGAGAGGAAGCGACGTGGCGAAGACAAAGTATGTAGCGGGTCGGCCCGTCGAGATCGGGCTGGGAGCGCGAGACGAGAGCGGAGCGCAGGACGTGCAGCACTTCGAGCCGGGCGACGAGGTTCCGGGGGCCGCAGACTTCGAGACCATCCAGGGTCTCGTGCGTAATGGGTGGCTGGTCCCGGCGGCGGTGTTCGCCGAGAGCGGCCTCCCGTCCGAGCTGACCCTGATCGACCTCGCCGAGCAGATGGAGGAGGAGGCAACACCGTGACGATCAGTGACTACGCGGAGAACAAGCTGCTGGACGCGGTGTTCAACTTCACCACGACCGGCGGCGGCCTCCCGACGGCCAACCCGTTCATCGCCCTGCACACCGCCGATCCCGGCGAGACAGGCACGTCCGAGGCGACCGGCGGCTCGTACGCTCGCCAGCAGGCCGACTTCGCCGTAGCAGCGGCGGGCACGCTGCAGAACAACGCCAACATCGACTTCGCCTCCATGCCTGCGGTATCCGGTAACGGGATCGTCGGGTGGAGCGCGTGGGACGCGGTCTCGGCAGGCAACTGTCTGTGGACCGGCTGGTTGTCGCTGACCTCCGGGCTGGCCGAGGTCCGATCTGGTGACCTGGCCACCGACGACGTGCAGTCCGTCGCGCATGGCCTGGTGACCGACAGCCGCGTCGTCTTCGAGGCACTGGAAGGGCTGACGATCCCGGCGGGGATCACGGCAGGGACGCTCTACTTCGTCCTCGCCGTTGGGCTGACGACCGACACCTTCCGGGTCTCGACGACCTCGGGCGGAGGCACGCTGAACATCACGGCTGCCGGGTCGGCTCTCTGGCGGCTCGTGGCGAACAAGACGGTCAACTCCGGCGACACGTTCAGGATCGCCACCGGCGACCTCGACGTGTTCCTCGATTGATAGGGGAGGCAAAGAACATGCTGACACTGGAACGTGGCTCGACTCCCCGTGAGGAACTGGAGCTGCTGAACTCGATGCGGGCGCAGTGGAACTTGCCCGCGTTCGCGGGATTCAAGACCAAGAACGGCTACGCGATCGGATGGGAAGAAGGCGCGGAACCGCTCTACGAGATCAGTGGTGGTGCCGACGGCATCTTCTACCGCGACCTGCGCGAGCCGCACATCGTCGTTGACGAGTCGGCGATCACGCTGAGCACGACGCAGAAGGCGTTGTGGGCACCGGCCCGCACGATCCTTCCGGCGAACTACTGGCGGGTCGGCAAGGTCGTGAAGCTCTCGGCGTTCGGTAAGGCGACGACCGACGGCACGGCTGGCAACTACGTCTTCGAGATGGGCTACGGGTCGGGCGACGCTCCGACGCCGCTGGTGATCGGCGCAACGGTCGCAGGCACCGTGTCGCAGACGAACGTGACGTGGCGCATGGAGGGGTACATGGAGTGCCGCTCGATCGGCGCAACCGGCACCTGCCGCATGTGGGCCGAGACGCGGCCTGTCGTCGCGCTGCTGGCTTCGACGCTGCAGCCCTACCTCATGCCCGCATCCGCTCCCGCCGACGTCACGATCGACACCACGGTCGGCACGAACGCGGTCACGTTCCAGTGGCAGCGGTCAGGCGCAGGTGTGTGGACGGCGACGACGACCGCCCTGCTGTTCGAGGCTCTGAACTAGAAAGGATCGCGCATGGCGGTCCTCGATGCAGTAGCGGTCCTGTCCGCTGGCGTGACCAACGGCAGCTTC